AATATGAATACATCCTGTCCTAAAGAAGCAATGCGTGACGACATGCAACGCTATAGAACCCTCTCCTTGTTCTACGAGTATAAGAACGACAGATACCCCTACTTGTACACTCTGAATGTGGAGGACAAGTATGGAGTGCCTTCCTTGTATAAAATTTACATGAGCTATGTGCATGTCCCTGGAGAGGAATATGAGTTTGCTAATGCCCATTTGTTGGGATGGAGACATTGGCAAAGACTCTGTGCTAACGCCTATTTGTTGGAACATATTACGGAATGGCGTGCAGAGATGGACATTAAGTTGAGAAGTATGGCTGTTAAGAACATTATAGCTTCTTCCTTGTCTGATACACCAACAGCTTTACAAGCAGCTAAATGGCTTGCTGAAAAAGGATATGACCTCAAGAGAGGTAGACCTTCCAAAGCAGAGAAAGAAGGCTTGTTGAAACAAGAAGCAAAGCTGAAGGATGTTATTGAAGAAGATATGGAAAGAGTTGGATTGTCATTAGTTAAATAAGGGAATATATGTCTATTCAAAATAGAAAAGTAAGACGTTATACCAAACTTGTAAATCCAAGTACAAGTGGTAGTAATGAAGTGCTTCCTGCTGTTACAGGAGTACGTTACAACGTATATGGATTTATCATAGTATCAACACTGGCTAACAGTGTTAAATTTATGTCTGCTTCTACAGACATTTCTGCTACATGGCCTCTTGCTGCTACAGGTGGTGTGGTTGCTCCACAAGGAGATGCGCCTTGGTTTAGTACAGTGAAAGGAGAAGCATTGAATGTAAACTTGTCTGCTTCCACTGCTACTGGCGTTCACGTTGTATACGAGGTGGAATAATGATATTTCGTAATGGTATGTGGGTAGTAGTAAATAATAGGATTGGCATCCTGTTTCAAATGCGTGAAACACACGCAGAAATTCATTATGTTTCTGAAGATGGTATTGAAACAATTGAAACAGCAGACATTCCTTATGGACAAATTAGACAAGCTACATGGCTGGAAATACCTAAGAAGCGTAGGGGATTTACTCGTGAAGTAGCAACATCATTAGGATATAACTAAAATGGCATTAGTCGTCCCAGATACAGGTGAAAACCTTGCACTAGAAATGGTGGTTAATAAAACCGCTGCTCAAAATCTTGTACTAAAACTTTTCCAATCAAATACCACTCCTGCTGAAGGAGACACTGCTGGTACATACACAGAAGCAACATTCAGTGGATATTCCTCCATCACCTTGACAGGTGCTTCTTGGGGTGCTGCTTCTGGTGGTAGCATTGCTTATGCACAGCAAACATTTACACATAATGGTGGGGCTACTTCTAATAGTATTTATGGCTATTACATGATTCAAACCACTTCTGGTACATTGTTTTTAGCAGAGAGAGATGGTGCAGCTCCATTCACATTAGCTAACAATGGAGACAATGTTAAAATTACTCCTACCATCACTGCAAGTTAATGGCTAACCTTACATTTACAAAAGTGTATGAGTGTGCAGCAGGCGATCATTTACGTCTTGCTATCACAGGTGATGTTCCTTCTCAGGAAATAGGGATATATCTACCTGATTTGGCTATAAGTGTATCAGAGGAAGAGAAACAAGTATTTTTGAAAGTGTTGCTTAGAATAGCACGAATAGGTAGAACACAGAATCAAATCAAAAATGCTCTAACCAACGGGTATACCATCACTATATGAGTCAGATACTAACCCCATATAATCTATCAAAACTAAACCGCTTCATACTTGATAGCAGTCCTACGCATCCTAACAGTACATTGAATGCGTCAAATGAAACTTGTTACTTTGTAGGAAATATTATATTAGAAAATCCACTAAGTAGTAGTAAAACAATTTCAGCAGCAGGGGGTGGTAGTATTGTTTGGCTTGCTAATGCAGTGGTATTTGCCAATGGTGGTAGTACATTCAAAGTGGGAATACAAGATGTATCAACAGCCAGTTCTCCGGCACAGGGAGATGGAACTTTTGATGTAGAAGCTAGTTTCACTGGAGGTGGAGGGGGTATTACAGGAGGTGCAATTAATACTTCTGTAATGACTTCCGGTACTAAAACTATAGCCAATGGGGATTTAGTAGCCATAACATTTTCTATGACTGGACGAGCAGGCTCTGATAGCGTTAACGTAGCACATTACCATGAGGATCTTACCTTTGGGGCATGTAGGATGCCTGGGGTTACTAACAACACTTCAGGTAGTTTCACCAGGATAGCTAATGCTCTCCCCTTATGTTACATAACATTTGACGATGGTACAATTGGCTGGCTTTTTGGTACTTACTTTATAACTACAGCAATAGGTACTATTAACTATAATAGTGGTACTGCTACAGCGGACGAGTACGGTAATTTGTTGTACCACCCCTTTCCCTTTCTTGCTACCGGTATTTGCTCTTATTGTAACCTTACAGCCACTTCATCAGATGCAGAACTCATACTCTACTCAGACCCCCTAGGAACCCCTGTTGCGGAGAGAACAGTGACCGTTGATGCTACACAAGTCACCGTGACTGGGGCAGCAGCAAAAATGGTTTATATGCTGCCTACTCCCTTTCTTCTAAAGGCAAATACAGAATATGGGATTACTCTGCGCCCTACTACTGCAAATGCTGTATACCAGTATTATGTAGATACAAGCGAAACCGGAAAAAAAATGGGTGGCCCAAATAGTAACTGCTACGCTATACGCCGCTTAGACAATACTGGTGCATTTAGCGATTGGAATGCTGGAACAGCAAAATCTAGGCAATTGTCAATATTTTTACTGGGCATTCATACCGAACAAGGAGTTAACATGTGTAGCGGACAAGTAGGAGTGTTTTAATGGCTAACAGTAATCCACCAAAGAAAAATCAGGCATTCGTCACTTACATTTGTTTACGAGATGCAACTGACAATCTTTCCCTAAAATCTACTCCAACAATAGCTGCGGGTGATTTTAAAATATCAAAGGATGGAGGCGCATTTGCTAACTTAGGCACCTTGCCTACTAATACACCAGCTTCCTCTGTATCAGTAAAACTTGATTTATCAGCAACAGAGATGAATGCTGATAATGTATTAATAACCTGGGTAGATCAAACAAGTACCAAAGAATGGGCTGATGGATGGCTTGAGATAAACACAACGGCATAAATTAAATGGATGGTATATATTTTGGTAGTTATACAACTACCGGTACAAGTTATACCATCACACCCTCAGGGGGCATCACATTTAGTGGTGCTGTTGCACTTGTAAAAACAAAAATAGTTACACCCTCTGGTGGTGTAACATTTAGTGGTAGTAATAGTTTAAGTGTTGCTTATAGTTATACATTATCACCATCAGGTGGTATTGTATTCAGTGGCACGAATACACTTAGTGTTGGGTATGGGTACACTATCTCCCCTTCTGGAGGAATAGTATTTAGTGGCACTAATGCTATCACTTTCACAGCAGGGGGTGTTAGTTATACTATTACCCCTTCTGGAGGAATAGTATTTGGAGGTACAGCTAGTTTAATAAGTCAATATTATTATACTATCACTCCTAGTGGAGGCATAACTTTTGGTACAACTATGCCTATTACACCAATGTATTTTTATACATTGTCTCCTAGTGGTGGCATAGTATTTAGTGGTAATAATGAATTAATTACTAATTTTGTAATCTATACCCCTTCAGGGGGGATAACTTTTAGTGGAACTAACCCTCTAACATTTGCTACATCAACCTCATATACATTATCTCCTAGTGGAGGTATAACCTTCAGTGGCACGAATATTATAATTATGACTAAAGTATTAGAAATGAATGGTGGTATTGAGTTTAGTGGGGGTACTGGTTTAACTGACTTATATTGGGTTGGTAGAAGTTGCCGTCCGGTAAGAGGGGTTGGAGTTTAATATGCCATTCATGACTAATGGAAAACGGGACTATAAAAAAGAAAGGGCTTGGGAAAAAGCCAATGGAGACAAACGCGGAAAAGAACGTGCAATGAGAAATAAAGCACGGAGAGAAGCAGGACTTAAAGTAGGGGATAGCAGAGAGGCTGACCATAAAAAACCCTTAGCTGAAGGAGGAAGTAATGATAAGAAAAATGTTCGTGTTGTCTCTGCAAAGACAAATGCTAAAAAAGAAGTGTTAAGAAAAAAGAGGGAAGCTAAAAAATGATACAAGTAGCTATTGGTATATCCTTTTTAATGTTAGGCATGTTACTAGGTGCTGGTATAACAATTTGGTATTGTTAATATGAAAAATATAATTATATTATTAATAGTTTTAAGTATTCTTGGTTGTTCTTCTACAGCAAAAGTAAAGATGAAAGAACAATTTAATGAAATAGCTCATGCAGTAGAAATATTGAATGATAAGTATTGTGCAGAGGAAAATGAACAAATGCGACAAATTCTGATTACAGGCATTAGGTTCTACTTCCCTGCATACCCCAATGATGGATATTGTAACTTAGTGGAGATGTTAGATGGCGAATAAATTTACAGCAGTGTTTTCTATTCCTGAAGCTTTACAAGCAGGAAAGATGGTAGCAAACCCTACAGCATGGAAACAAGGGCAAATTACAGCAAGTGTTCTTGTGGGACTTTTGGGTAGTATTATAGCTGTTCTTCCTTTGTTTGGATACCAACTTGATATTGACGATGTTACGCTTAATTCCATTGCTGGTGGTGTGCTTGCTGTTTATGGGGTGTTCAATCAAGTCGCAACGGCTGCTTCCACAGACAAAGTGGGAATTACAGGTAAGGCCAACAATACTAAGCATTGATAGAGAAAATATAAACATGCCTAATGTTCAAGCATTAGGTGTCGAAATGGAAATTAAATATAAATAGGAGAGGATAATGCCAAAAGCTATACAGAAACAGGGCAATAAATTACAAAAAAAGGCAAATGTAGCACGCCCATTAAATACTATTGAAGCACCTAAACAATTGTCTGCACCAAAAAATGTGCCTTCTACTATAGTTAGAAATACATCTAAGATGAAAACAGTGGGTTCAGGCAAAGCTTTTGATAGTGCCCTACCTAATAAAGGTAAGGAGATAGCAAAGAAAGCTGGTGGAACTTTACTAAAACGTGCCGGTGCTGTGGGTATTGCTGCTTCAGTAGCAGGTGCTTTACATGAAACATATAAAAAACATGCTGATAAAACCCCTCCTAAACAAGGGAAAGCAAATGTTGACTCCGAAGGTAAAAGCACTAAAATATCTATGGAGAAAAAGGCTAGGGTTCCATCTAAAAAGCCTCAAGCACCCAAGACAGCACCTACTAAATTATCAGCCACACGAATTGCTTTTAATAAAGCATTTAGAGAAGCAAGAAAAGCAGGTAAATCTGAGTTTACTTTTCGTGGGAAACCCTATCATACTCGACTTAAATAATGCAAGATAAATATGCTGCTATACGAGAAGCAGCAGAAAGTAATGTACTCACCTTTGTTAAATTGGTTGCCCCATATATGCACTTGGGGGCAGTACATGAAGAACTTTTGTTATGGGCGACTAGGCAGGATGGGCTAGACAATAAACTTATTTTGATGCCTCGTGACCACCTTAAAAGTAAAATGGCGGCTTTTATAGCTGCATGGTGGCTAACAAAAGATCCAACAGAAACAATTTTATATGTATCTAGTACAGCTTCTCTAGCTGAGAAACAACTAGGACAGATAAAAGGAATATTAGAAAGTGATGTTTATCGTCGTTATTGGCCTGACATGATAAACATTGAGGAAGGGAAAAGAACTAGATGGAATACTGAGGAAATTATAGTAGATCATCCTTTAAGGAAAGCAGAAGGCATTGCAGATCCTTCTATTAAGGCTATAGGTATTACAGGTAGTGTTACAGGATTTCATGCTAGTAAAGTGGTGTTGGATGACTTAGTAACCCCACAGAATGCTTATACAGAAGAGGGTAGGGAAAAAGTATCTAGTTTATATTCTCAACTAGCTTCTATTGAAGGTGCAACAGCACAAGAACTTGTAGTAGGCACTAGGTATCATCCTAAAGATTTATATAATGATTTAATTCTCATGAAGGAAGTGTTCTTTGCTGAGAATGGAGATGAAGAAGAAATACTTGTTTATGAAGTGTTTCAAAAAGTAGTAGAAACCGATGGTGAGTTTTTATGGCCAAGAAGCCAACGTAAAGATGGCAAGGCTTATGGATTTGATGCACAGATATTAGCAAGAAAGAAAGCTAAGTATATAGACACTGCTCAGTTTTATGCACAATATTATAATGATCCAAATGATCCAGGCAGTCAGGCAATAGAAAGTAATAAGTTTCAATATTACGAAAAGAATTTACTAAAGAACATAGAAGGTACCTGGTTTTTTAAAGATAGAAAACTTAATGTATATGCTGCAATTGACTTTGCTTTTAGTAGAAGTAAACGTGCAGATAGCACAGCAATTGTGGTGGTAGGTATTGATTTCCAGAATAACATATACATATTAGATATTAATAGATTTAAAACAGATAGAATAAAAGAATATTTTGACAATTTACTACATCTCCACAACAAGTGGGGATTTAGGAAGATGAGGGCAGAGGTTACAGTGGCGCAACAAGCTATTGTTACAGAACTTAAAGAAAGCTACATAAAACCTCAAGGACTGGTAATTAGCATAGATGAATATCGTCCTTCTCGTAACGAAGGGGATAAAGAAGAAAGAATAGCTGCAATATTAGAACCAAGATATGACAATATGCAGATATGGCATTACAGAGGTGGAAATTGTCAATTATTGGAAGAAGAACTTATTTTAAGACGACCACCACATGATGATATTAAGGATGCATTATCGAATGCCATAGCTATAGCAAAAGCACCACCACAAAGAATGCAACAATCTATAAATAATAATGTCGTATATCATAGTAGGTTTGGGGGAATTAGATAATGGTTGGAAGTGTAGCAACAGTACAGAGAATTAAAGGTGTATTAAGCGAAAAGAGTGATAGTTTAGCACTTGCTCTCGTTGCTATGTATTCTCAATGGAAACTCCAAAGAGAAGCTAAAGAAAGGGAATGGAAAGAACTTAGAAATTACATATTTGCTACTGACACCACCACTACAAGTAATAGTGGGCTTCCCTGGAAAAATAGAACTACTATCCCAAAAATATGTCAGATTAGAGATAATCTCCATGCTAATTATATGGATGCTCTATTTCCAAATGATGATTGGCTTATTTGGGAAGGAGATGATGAGGATAGCGTAGCGATAGATAAAAGAAAAATCTTAGAATATTATACTAAAAATAAAGCAAATAATTCTGGATTTTTAGAAACTGTTTCTGCCTTATTACTAGACTATATTGATTATGGTAATGCCTTTGCAGAAGTAATATGGGTTAATGAAACCCACACAGACCCTCTTACGGGTGAAGAAGAAACCACATATAAAGGTGGAAAGCTTGTAAGAATCTCTCCTTTTGACATTGTATTCAATCCTTCTGCTGTTAGTTTTAGTAAGAGTCCTAAATTTAGACGATATATAAAAACTATAGGTGAGCTTAAGAAAGAACTCAAATATAGAACAGACTTAAACTTTGACGAAAAAGTATTTAATGATTTAGTTGAAAGACGTAGAGAACTTTCCTCCTTCAAGAAAGAGGACATAGACAAAGCTGAAGGATATTTAGCTGATGGTTTTGGCACTTTGTCTGAATATTATGGTAGTGGTATTGTAGAACTCTTAGAGTTTGAAGGTGATTACTATGATAGCACAAATGATGTGCTGTATGAAAATAGAATAATCACTATTATAGATCGGATGCAAATCATCCGTAATATACCAAATCCTAATTGGACAGGCAAGGATAATAAGCTGCACGTATGCTGGAGAGCAAGACCAGATAATTTATATGGTATGTCGCCATTAGATAATTTGGTAGGACTTCAATATAGACTGGATCATTTAGAGAATGCTAAAGCAGATGCTTGGGATCAAACCATTCTACCTCCTAAAGTAATTAAAGGAGATGTAGAACCTTTTGAGTGGAGTCCTAATGTTGATATTCACGTGCCTGAGGATGGGGATGTTACTATATTACCACCAAACCCGGCTGTGTTTCAAGCAAATAATGAAGT